TATTTGCCCATTGTCTAGGGATAACGGCAATCTTAATAGCATTAGATAGGGCTTCTTTTACATCATCATGTGGTGGTCGTTTAAGTACCAATTCTTCTTCTAGTATTTGACAGTTACCTGACTTATAGTGCCACACAGATTGATTCTCATACTTAGGTTCGAGTATAGCTGATACCCTTTCTTCTTTATCACCCTCTTGTCTAGATGGTCTATACTCATCTATTACTAAAGGCAATCCATTAGGTTTAATATAGCTTTCTTTAAGTTCGTTTACTATTTGCTGTTGTGCCACTGTTACTTCTGCACATAGCTTCCTAAATCCCCACTTGTTTTGTGCTTTAACAATATGATTAAAATACTCTACAATACGATCTGTCTTAAACCTATCAATGTCTAGTACATAGAAATTACCAGAGGAAGATACACCTACAGTTACCAGTGCTGTAAAATCAGCTTTTCTCTTTAAGGAGAATGCGAAATCTATCGCTGCATAAGTAGATAATTTCTCTCTAGCCATAAACCAATACTCCCCATTCTTTGTTAAAAGTCTAGGTTCATAGTATTGGAACTTCTCTGGGTTAATTCCCCCACTTCCTATAGCATTAGGATTATTATAATATTGTGCATAAAAATGCTCATGTATTAAATACTTAGCTTTAATACCTGCAAGTATCTTCTGGTTAAATCCAAACCATTGTCCATCAGTCCTTTGTTTCCGAGGCCATAGAAACTCACCTTCTGTTTCTACTTGCCGTTCAAAGACCTCATATACATTGTCTGTATCTGCTTCATTTCCCTCATCATCATATATAGTCACTTGCATACTAATAAAGTTACTGTAGATGTCTCTAGGATCATATCGAGTTCCTACTGCCACTTCTTCTGCATTAGGATTTTCAATAGATGCAAGTTGAGAATATAAAGCTTCTACCCTATCTCTACCATCCTGAGTATAGGCATTATTAGGCACGACCAAATCGTCCAAAACCACCAAGTCTGCATGGAAACCAGTAACATTAGCAGTAATTCCAGCAGCCTTAACCGTACTATCCCTAACACCCTCTCTTTTCCTGATTGGATGATCTACGCATATTTCTTCTACAGCCCATTTCTCTCTCTTTCCCTCTTCTGTTTTTAACATTTCAGGCCAATATCTTGCATAGATTTCACTATCTAATATTAACTTAATTTGATATAATTGTTTTTCTGCTAAAGGTGCGGTTGCTGATATATACAATACTGTAATAGCAGGATTTTTTGTTATCTTCCATGCAGTATAATATGCAGCAAGTTTACTTTTCATGTGACCACGAGGTAGCAATACAAGTCTATTAGGCTTTGCATCTTGCCTAGTAAGCCATTGCATTAATTCCTCATGAATTAATCCTAATAGGAGATGCGGAGCAACTAACCTCACAAAGGAGATAAAGTTGTTCTCCGCCAATACCCTAATCTGTTCTACTCTAGAGCTAACCACGAACTCTATTTCTCCATTCGTGTATTATCTTTAAAGCTGTCTCTGCTTTACTCAATCGTTTGAGTAGTTCACTTCGGGAAAGCTGCTCAATGGATCTGGACAAATTGCGGGGGCGAGAAGCGTTTGACACCCTGTCAGCATCAATATGGTCAATAATATTGTTAAATTTTTCATCAAGTTCCTCTTTAAGTTTATCATTATGTTTATTAATTTTATTACTAGAGTCTGATTGATATTTCCCTAGTGCTTGTAATCCCGCAAGTTCATTTCTAGCTGTATCCCTTTGACGGGCTGTATATTGTCTCCATCCATACATTCCTCCAAGGATAATTGTATAAGCTAATAGAACGTATGTCATTACATCCATATTAATCTTCTGAGCCTTTTTCTTTAATAGCAGTAACAACCAAGCCAAATACAAATGCTATGACAGTGGTTAGTTGTAATTCTTGTTCTACTGTTAGTGTTAATCCAAAGTGTGCGCCACCCCAAATTAAAGCACCAACTACTGCTGTTTGAGTACTCTTTTCTTTAAGTCTTCCTTTAAGCCAATTCAACATAATAAATCCCTATAAAATATGCTACATAAGCGCAGATGATACCTGCATAAGCGAACCATAAATCCCTTCGCCAAACCGTTACTTTCCGATGGTGCTGATAATACTCCCTGCTTAAAGGGAATAATATTACTAACCAGACAAACCATAATGGTTGCCATAGTATTAATAATGCGGGTACAAAGGCTGTAGCCCAGTGTGCAGGTTGATTTACCAACCACTCCATAGCCCAACTTCGATCTTTACTCATTTATTAGTCCTTACAATTATGTCGGAATAAACAAACCATGTTACTACAATCTCTCTAACCTCTGGGGAAGGAGTGGTATAGTGTCCATGAGTTGCGTGAGGCGGGAAAACAACAATCTTTCCCTTCTCTGTTTTTATTGCTTTATTCTGAGCAGGGAATATTAACTCCCCACCCTCTTTAACAGTATTAAGATGCAATACAACAGAAGCATATCTTAACAAGCATCCTTCATTAACATTTCCACCAAACTCTCCATCCGTATGATAATGACAAATCTGTTCTTTATCATATCTATGATATTCATAATCTTGGTCTGCTGATTCTCTTATCGGTTTATACCTTCTTGATATTAAAGATTCTTGAAGATTAGCAAATATTTTTTGTAATAATTTATCTACTTCACTCAACCCTTCTATTTTTGTAATGTTGACAGTTTTTCCGTCCCTGTTATACATATGAGTATCACCCTTATTCACATGAGGATGAATACCACTTAGTATACTGTCTATATCTTCATTACTAACAAAATTAGGATACTCAAGTATCATTTACTAATCGAACTCTAGAATTAAAAGGAGTAGCAAGAATCTGTCTTGTCTTAGCTCCTTCTGTTACCATTTCATTTCTAAAACTCTCTGTAGCTGATGCTCCTTTACGGGCTTCATTTGCAGTGTTAATTAATAAGGCTGGCATCCATGCAATGGCACAACCCCAATCATCTGTGTCTTCATCCGTATTAACATTTTTACCTGATACTCTAATGTACCAAGGGCAACGAACTATAACTTGCTTACCATTAACGGTTTTAACTTCTTCACATTTAGCCCCTAAAGGGCATTCTCCAGTTTCTACATCCATTAGCTATCTTTGCTGCATAAAATTATGTCAATGTATGAGACATCTAAATTAATAGCACTCCCAGTAAAGGCGTGGCTATGTGTTGCTCCACTACCCGCACTACCTGTAGCTACACTAGTAGAAGTAGCTGTATAGGTTTGTGCGCCACCTTGTACTCCCGCAACAGAGGTGTTAATACCACCAGTATGAGTATGGGCAGGTATCTGTGCTACTGTAAGTGCAATTGCATCAGTTGTACCACTTGGAGTCTGACTAGCAAAAGCTGTTTCAAAAGCTACTGAGCCACCTGTACCTCCCCCAGTTCCCGATACTACTCTAAATGCTTTATCATTCTGAGAAGTTATCTTAGTCCACCCTGTTGGTGCATTGGCTTGCCAAAATAACATGACAGTACCCGCAGGAATTGCAGAAGTAGGATAAGTAGGTAATGTTGTCCAAGCAGCACTAGTTCCATTAGTTGTTAAGTATTTGCCATTATTAGATGTTTGAGTAGGTAAGTTAGCTGTAGCTATTAGCTGCCATTTAACATTGCTTAAATCTGTACTAAATGTACCAGATGTATGTGCTAAAATACAAATATAACTTGTTCCACTATTCTCAACAACATCTCCTATTACATAAGCAGTAGTAGTTGCCCACGGCCCTTTCCAATCCCATCCCTCAACAACAATTGGATTACCTAGATTAAGAATATTCTGTCCATTCATATCCAATGAACCCGTCATTGTGTTTGGAGCAGTGCCATCCCTAGAAACAGTATTCTCTAATGCTGCTTCTATTAAGGTATTATTCTCATTAGCTGCTGCCGTTGATTGATAACCAGTGGTCACATCATTTAATGTAAGTTTTGCCACTATTTATTTTCCTCTAATTTAGCTAGCCTTGCCTCAAGCTCTTGAATTGTTTTTACAAGTAAAGGCACGAGTTTAGAATAATCAATGCCCCACGGAATTTCTATGCCACCATCCTCTTTATCTTTACCTTCAATAACCGCTTGAGGAACAACTTTAATTAGCTCTTGAGCAACAAAGCCAAATTCAACTGGAGCAGTATCTTCCGCTTTCCACTCATGGCTAACCACTCTTGCAGCTTTAATCTTTTCTACCGCAGAAGGAGCATCTTTAATATCTTTCTTTAGCCTAACATCCGATGAAGTAGCAAACGCAGTTGCAGAAGATGTACAAGTTATACCGCCGACATACGTTCCAGAAGTATTGTAGTTAGACCACGGATAGGATGTTCCTGAGTCAGATGCTATTTGTGCAGCAACTCCAGTAGCACCTCCTGATGCAACTTTAAGCGATAAAGTCCGTGCAGAAGCGTTAGTAGTAGCTTCTCCTATTTGTATCGTACCTGTAGCATCTATAGCAAGATATGTTGCATTAGCCGACCCATTAGCACTATATCCTTCAAAAGAATAAGCACCTTTAGTAGAGTTATCTCCTCCCCACGATATAAAGCGATATTTACTGCTTTGATACCCCATACAACCTGAGTTAGCAGTATCGGTTTCTATTGCGCCCGTAACTTTAATTGCGCCACTTACTTGTAGAGCTTCGACAGGTCCTGAAGTTTTTATACCTACTTTATCTTCTGTTCCTGAAGCAAAGAGGAGAAAAGGTTGTGTATCGCCTTCAACGCGGAAATCTACAGCAGCCCCTGCATCATTGTGTACTAATACACCAGTTGTATTAAGTGTTCCATTAACAGCCAAATCATTAGTAACTGTTACGTCATCATTAGTATCCACGGACATATAAGTATTGCCGTTATTCTTTAACGTAGTTGTAGTGCTTGTAGTTTCTATGCTAGATGCCATTAGACACTTGCTCCTTTAAGCTGCTCAATAGTGGTCATTTTATCCACTTGCTTTGTTATATCTCTAAGCCTATTCTTCTCTTTAACAATAGCTGAAGTATCTGCACTTTCTTCTAATGCTCTATTGAATAGAATATCCTGTGCTTCTAGTAGAGGCTTGCGTTCCGCTCTTAGTTTGTCTTTAGTAATATTTTGAGCCTTAATAAAGTTTATTTTCATAGGCATTACAGATTCTCCTTCATATTGTATGAGGTTAGTTCTTCCTCTGTTAAGTCAGCCGAAGTCTTTTCATCACTACCTGCTTCGTATTCCCAAGCATTTCTAAATATCCTGTCAGATAACTCAGCATCCGTAATCTCGTACTTAGTGCCAGTTGGTAAATCTTTATTAGCAATATGAATTAACTTTTCTTCAAGTGTTCCTGTTAGTTGTGCTAGGAACTTCGGAGCAGGTATTAACTGTGCAAGAGTTCCATTATTGTCATAAATTATTTTCATATTAATCTCCAAATAATATAACGTGTATTGGACTTATATCCGCGTGGGTTGAATAACTTGGAGACGAACCGCCTGTTCCTGAAGTTACTGATATACCTGTTGAGTTGCGTAAAGCACAACTAATTGGTGCGCCACTACTACCTTCGCCAGTTCCACTCATACTACTTGCTACTGGTGCGCCAGTATCATTTCCAGTCAACGCATTTGAAAGATTTACTATATATTGCCCTGCTGCATTATCAGTAAGACTACTTACA